ACTCCGCAGCAGCAGCTAAATCTTCTAATTGAAAGTCTATGTTCATTCCAATGTATACAGTTGGATCACCGTTTGTAAACAAAGATGGTCTAGCTCTAGTAAAGTATTTCTTTACGCCACGACTTTCGAAGTAATTAAACGCTTGAAATGCGTTGGTGTTAATGTTTGCACCATCGTCTGCATAGGATTCGTCCCAAGCATGACCAACAAAACCGTTTCCACCAAAATAAGGTTCGTTGTCAAAGATTTCCCAGCAATTTGCATTCCAATTAGTAAAGTTACACCACGATTTAGTGATGTTATTCATTACATATTGTTGTTGCAAACCTGTTCCAAATGGAATATTGACAGTCAAAGCGTTGTGCTTTGGGTCAAATATCATTTGCCAACCAAAGTTATCACCGTAAATTTGTGACGCTCTAGCAAAAGCACCTTGAATCTTGTCTGACAACGCTACTCTTGGGTCTAAACGTGATGATTGCAAACTTGCAGCAAGCGGATATACACCGTTATACGTCAAAATGACAATATCGCCACCGTACTTAATCATGCAACGCTTGCCTACGGGTTTACCTGTGCGCCAAACGCCAATCAATGCCCACTTAGTGACATCAGAGGGGTCTGTTCCTGCGTAAACAATGACTTCGCCGTTAGACGTAATAAACACAATGTTATCGTCTACTCCATAGCCTGCGTCAATTGTCCATGTTCCAACAGCGACTAGGTATCCACCAAGTTGTGCAACAGAACTCATGTCAATGTAGTTAGCTGCACCTTGAATTGACAACGTAGGCAAATAATATGCTCTTAGCGTATCGTTTTGCGTAAACCAAACTTGGTTTTTAAATGTAGTGATATTGCTAAACGTAGTATCAGTAACGCCTGTAATCGTTGGATTAGTCCATGTAGAACCATCGTAGAGCAAAGGTCTATCTACACCATTGACAGCGTATAAATAGCCGCCAGCAGGGGTTGTGACGTTTATGTATTCCCATCTAGCGTTAGTTAGTCCAGTTTCTACTGCTGCGCCAACAACACCGCTTGTGGTTACGTCATAGATTTCTGTACCAACACAAGCAAATAGCTCGTTTGTAGCACCAGATGAGTACCCCATTAAAGTTTGAACTTGACCCGGCAACCCTGTAGCGTGTTTTGTGAATCCGGGTCTAAGCACCACGTTATTGACCGATGGAAACAAATTGGTAAGCTGAACAGCGTCCAGCAAGTCCATGTTTGCAATCGAATCTCGTGCGTTCCAACCGCCTACTGGCGCAGGTAATGACGCAACTTTAGCTGCGGTTCTCTGTACTAGCGAGTTAACACCTCTGCGTGTAGCCATGGTTAGTTCGGGCCATATCCGGTGTCAGGAATGTTGTCGTATCCGATCAGAACCGTACCCGGTCTTGGTGCAAACGACAAGTTAGCAGCACTCATGTCTTGACCCATAACTGTTTCTAGCTCAGTCAGGAAGTTTCTATACATTGCTGTGGTATCAAAGCCTTTAGCTTCAAAATACTTCAGCTTTGTCATCAAAACCATTACACGGTCAGGATAGATGCAAGTGTCGGAGTCATCTGTAAATGAGTTTTTAGCTGTTCCGTCAGAGCTTTCTGCCCACGCTTGTGAACGGTACTCATAACCAAGCAGCTCATTGGTGGACACGCCGGGCCATATCTGGAAGAAGTTACCAAGCAAACGCCACCGAATGCGAGGGCCTGTCGAGATATACCCCGAAAGCAGCCATTCCCATTGCTGTGCGTCTGTTGGCCCTAACATCTCCCATCTTTTTGACTTATCCCAATGAGTACGGGGAACAGAAGCATCGTAGTCAGCAGGTAGCGGATACTTTACTTTCATAAAGCATAAGTCAGCACCCACATACGTTCCTGTGGATGGCTGGTTAACCGTTACTTGCGTTGGTGAGTCCACGCTAACAATGTAGGTAGCGTTTCCAAGACCGTTACCAGTTACTTGATACGTTGTATCAAACCCTGCGGTGCTTGGGATGTTTGTGATTGTGTAAGTATCAAGAACAACATCACCAGTAGTATTGGTAAAGTCTGTTGTAAACAAATGCTGCTTAGTTATTCTGCGCCAATCATGTTTCTTAAGCAATTCGTAACCTGATGCGTTCATCAGAGCTAAGATTTGAATAACGTCTTGATTGGTATTTCCTGCAACAGAAGCAGGGGTAGACACGCCTAACTCATTGGTTACCTGAGTAACTAATTGCAGCATCGTTGATGACATTTATTCCTCTTTCTTTGGTCTACCAACCTTTTTATCAGCCATAAAAGCGGAAAGCTGCTCTTTCAAATCAGCTAACTCTTGCTTTGTTTTTTCCATCTCTATTTGGCTGTCAGACTGATTTTTGTTCATTAAATACGCTCTTGCACGTTCACGCAAACCTGCTGCGCCCATGCCTACCTTTTGAAGTTGCATATCCGAAGCTGTTGCTACTTGCTCAACGGTCTGAAACTTCAAAATGCTTAATTCTTCCATCTGCATTTGATTAAACTCAGCAGGTCTTGCAATGTGCCAATCCTTTAGCGGAGTACCAATTACGTCTGCATTGCTGTTTTGCATCTGGTAATGAAGCCATTGGCGAGGAAACCGCTGCTTATGACTGTCACGAACAGGCTGCTCAACTACGTTAGTCTTATCGCCCGGTACTACGATTCGCACAAAAGGAACATCTTGGTATGGTTTCTGCACATCTGAGCTTGGATGCTCAAAGGTATAGAACTCTACAAACAATTGTGAATCTGCATTACGAATATCGCTATCTAGTCCCAAAATCCTCTCCCGTAGATTTAAAAAAAGGGGGAAGGTTTCCCAACCCCCTGTACTATTTTACACCGATGCTTTGCTGAACCAAGCAAAATCACCAGAAACTAGCGCATAAGCAGGGCTTGTGTAAGCTCCACCAGTCGCAGTAACTAGGAATGTTGTTGGACTAACGGTACAAACAGCAGTTGATGCTGGAATGGATGCGTTAGCTTTTGCAAAAACATAAAGCAGACCATCTGAACCAAACGCTTGCAAACCCAACGGGCCTTCTGTTGGAATAGCAACACCAGCAGAATTAAGGTTAGTGTTAGCGGTTGAACCAATGGTTGTGCCAATAATTGGCGATACTGAATAAGCCATGATTTTTCCTTTAAGCGATCAAAACGCCGTTGAACTGAGGGCCAGAGGACGTAAGGTTGCCGGCCCATCCGATCAATTTAACGATAGCGTCTTGGTTGACAGCTTGACGCTCTCCACCAATCGGCACAAAGTTACGATCAACGTGAGGACGGAACATCATGTACTTGGTGTTCAAGAAGAACATATGGTTTGCAGTTGCATCGTTACCGATACCACCGTCAAGAACCACATCAGAAGCCATACCAGCACCGTAATACTTGAGTGATGCAAAACCAGCACCTACGTTGGAGTTTCCACCGTCAGTAATACGCTGAATAGCTTGCAACGACTGAAGATACAGGCTGTAGTAGTTGTTGTCGCAAACGATCAAGTCAGGCTTGTCTGTTCCACGAATCAGCTGAACAGCAACCGAATCCATATACTTCTGGATGTTGGAAGCAGAAACAGCACCACCGTTTGCAGCACCTGAGAATGACACGGAACGCCAAAACGACCAAGTAGCACGATTGATTCCACCGTATGTGCCTGTTGAGGGCGCATCAGGAACAGCCGCAGCCAAGCCTGTAATGTTCTTGCCGCTGTTGCCAGTACCGTCACCGTAGATGTCTTGCGAAATACGGTTAGCTAACTGAGCTTCAGCAACTTGCATACGACCATCAAGCAAGTCGATGATTGCTTCTTTGCCGCTGTTCTGGATCATTTCCAGACCAGAAATCGACACAGCAGCAGCGTACTGAGTGATAGAGAATTGAGCAGCCGAAATTGGGCTGTTCTGCGACACGTTCAACACTTCGTAACCCGAATAGGAGTTAGTGTTGTCGGTAGCTGCATCGGTATACATAATTTCTTGCAAAATTACGTTACCACCAGAAAACGTCTTTACGTTGCCACGTTCTTTAAGGCGGCGCAGCAAAGCGTTGTTATTTGTTACGTTGTCAGCAAGCTCACCACTACGGCTTTGAATGTTAGTCGCAATGATGTCGCTGATCGAGCTATTGGCAAATGCCATAGTAATCTCCGATTAGGTTGTCAAAAGCGTTCATTTAGTCCGTCAAATGCTTCGGCTAATAATGAACGTCTGTCTTGCGCTTTGGCTGCCGTGTTCACTCCGGGTGTAGAGCTTTTTACGCTGACCGCTGCCGCCCTCGCAGCTTTCGCTGCTTTGTTAGCTGAATCTCGTTTTGCTGCTTCAGCTTGAGCTTGTGTGCTTTGCTGTAGCTTGCTAGACAAGGATTCATCTAGGCGTAATGCTTTGTTGTACGCTTCGTCCAAGTTTTGAGCCATCCCCGAATTTAGGAGTTGGATCATTGTTGGTCTAGCTTCTTCAAAAAACTCAGCTTTCTCAGAAAAAGCACTAATTTCGCCCAAAAGAGCTTGGTTTTGTGCTGCTTCTTGCTGCTGTTTCCATGACATCACTTCATTACGGACGTTATATAGTTCGTTTTGAAGCATTGACACAGTAGGGTCAACAGGCTGTTGTTGCAGATTGTTGATTTCCCCTAAATTTACACCATATTGCTGCGAAAGTGTAGCAAACATCTGCGCTTTCTGTTGTGCAGAGCCATGACGCAAGACGTTATCAGCGTCCATTAACGCTTTTATTGCTTGCGTTGGTTCGATGCCAAGCGACTTGATGTTGTTTTGATACGGTTCGATAGCTTGTTGGATTTGGTCAGCAAACTGAGCTTTAGTAAGTAAAGGTTCTACACCTTTTTTCATTTCTTCTTCACGTTGCCAAGCGTATTCTTTCAATCTTGGGTCAGCGGTTTGCCAAACTTCGTGATAATCCTTCTTCCACGATGCGGGGGGACGCTCCCATACAGCAGGTTCTGGGGCTGGTTCTGATTGCACAGTTTCAGCGGGTGTTGCCTCTACTTGCGGTTGTGCATCGTCAAACTGCTGAGATAGTAGCTCTCTACGGTCTGGTTGCCCAACATTGTCAGCTTCGCTCATTCTTACTCCCTCAAGTATATTTTCTGCGTAATTGCGTCAAAATCTTTTGTGCTTCTTTATGTGTCATGTTGCCTAACTGTTGGCGCAACACCTCCCTGCGGTTGTCCTGAGAAATAGGCGCATACCTTGTTTCCATCTTCTCGTTACCAACCTCAATACAACCGTGTGCATTCAAATGCTCACGATGTCTTGATCTGCTTGTAATCATAGAACCATCAATCATTGACTGATAGGGTTGGATGTCAGGCATCACGAACGGGCCGTACAATTTGTCCAAATGCTCGTCTGAACCTTTTTCAACCAACTTACCATCCACATAAACAAAAGTCTTTCTCATAGCAGAGCTAAAACCTCCTCATCGTCCATATCAATGTATGCGTCATAGATTTGCTGAACCCTCACTAAGTCAGCCATCAGCGCATCAAAGTCAATGGTATTAATAAAATCTATCGACTTTAGATTGCTTATTGTAGCTTGCTTAATGAATGGTGCAGCAATTTCTTCCGCAACTAATGGTTTACCCTCAACAATGTGTTCAAAAAGCGCAATAACTTCATCTCTGCGTTTCTTTTGCTTGTCAGCTTCTTTTTTGCGGCGTTTTGGCCCACCATCGTGCATATCCATCACGACTATAGGCACAACCCCACCAACCGTACCTGTAAACGCTCCAGAGTCGTTCTCGTCCGTAGCGTTCAGTACACCAGTAACAACTAACGTCTGAAACGCATTAGGCTGAAACGCATTGGTTTGGAACGCTGCTGTCATACGACTACCCAGACGCTACCTGATGGGACGGTGACAGTTACACCAGAATTAATGGTGATTGGCCCTGCGCTTATCGCATTGTTGTTAGTGCCAATTGTGTAGTTTGCAGA